CTAATCGGAATCGCATAAGAAGGCCGCCTTGATATAGCGAATCGGTATCCGATATTGCTTGTACTGTATATATGTATAAGCGACAATCTTTGAAGAAGTTTACAAACATTCAATAAAGAGGGATTGAGTAATGACAAACGAACTTAGCGGTGGCGCTACCTACGAACCAGTACACGGCCAGACTCACAACGGCCAACAAGTCTACATTTTCAACAACCCGTGCCACACGGTAGTAGATAGGCACGAGGTCAGTTTACAGGACGTGAAGTTTACCCTTTGCGATCCGATTTCATGCGACACGTTGGACGCCATCACAGTCCTGCTCGAAAGCTATAGCCTTTTAAGGCCACGCATTGGTGATTGGCATTGGGACAACTGGGTTTTTGATGGCGGTTCAGAATTGCAATTTGATGGTGATTGGATAGACGCCGGCAAACTGCCTGAGTCTTATCATGGCGCTGGATACGAATTGGCAAACTAAACCCATCCAAACCAAACAGGCCCACCAGGTGACGCTGCGGGCCTTTTTAGGTGCAAGACCAACACAATGAAAGGGGAAACCATGAACTACGAAACTGATGAACAATTTTATTCTCGCCCAGAAAACAAGCGTTATTTATTGATTGACGAAGATGGTGATATGTACGCCGAAATTCGCTTTCCTAGTTCTTTTAGCGAGTCAAATGTAGAGCACGCTTTAGAGGCTATGGTTTGGGCTACATCAACAAAATGGATTGAGGCGTAGGGGGAAACCATGAACACACAAACCAAATTCCGAACCTATGAGTTCTTGCTAGCCACCTATCTATTTGCCGGGGCTGGCTTGACCATACACGGCGCGTACACCATGAACGGCACCAATATACTCTGGGGCTTGGGCTTGCTTGCCCTGTCTCTCGCAGTATTTGTGGCAATGATTTCTGAAGTAGACAACACACAAGGGGAAAAGTGATGACGGATTACATTTTTTGTCAGACGAAAGAAGATTGCGGAGCGATTTGCCATATTGTCAGCTGGACAATGGATAAAACCATTGGAAAGGCGCAGTTATGCCAAAAAGTTTATTTCAACGGATTTCACGGCCCAGCTAGCGCCATGCAAGATGCGGCAGAAAGTCTAGGCGTGGAAATCGAGCGGGTTACCTATGGTCTTAACGGATATGCTAACGCCACAGTAAAAACACAAGGGGATAAGTAATGAGTGAGTATTCTGACATTGTGACGCGCCAGGAATTGGCATACCAAAATCTGATAGACATTCTGCAGCGGTATGGCGCGGGAGACTTTGCGTCAGATGTCGCGGATCTTTATCTCAAGGAACGCATTGTCACGTTAGATGCGCAGATAGGCCAATGTAAGTTCAAGCATGGCGGGCTTTTAGAGTCTGACGTTATCAAACGCGCTATTAGCGCCGTTCAAGCTAGTTAGGATGCTTCACGTAATGCCCCTCTCTTGGGGGGTATTGCGGGAATCATCCCAACAACAAACAAGGGGAAAGAACCATGTACTACAAGCAAGACGAAATAACGCAATATTTCCAAGATTACTTGGCCGAAAATACGCCAGACGATGGTGCAGATCCGTCAGAAGTACATCACGAAGCGTTCAATCAGGATTACTACATCATCGGCACGTTCCATGCCACGCAATGGCTAGGCGATCGCGCCTTTGAGGTAATTGACATCATCAAAGACTATGAGCAAAGCAATTTCGGAGAGGTTCACACCGATCTTTCAAGCCCTGAGTCCGTGGTGAATATGTACGCCTATATCG